AATGATACAGATGCACTGCCTGTCGTTTCTATAACTAATCTATATTTACCTTGCACAAAAGGAAGATAACCTCTCATACCTTTTATTATTTCTCTAACATTATCAATTACTTTTTTTGAAGTATCTATAACAGCATTACTATCAAATATGTTTATATCGCTGGCTCCTGAATATGGAGTGACTTGTGTTACACAAACTTGTGAAGCATCATAAAAACTTTGTAAATCTAAACTTGATGTTGCTAAACCTTTTCCATATCTTTCATTTCTTAAATAATCTAATAAACAAAATGCTGGATTAGTTGAAAAAGATGCAGTTTGTTCTGATAAATTAGATGCTAATGTTATTATTTTTTTACCTTTAACTTTAGCTTGAACTGTAGGTATTCCAGCAAAAACATCTTGATTCCATTTGAATCTTAAAGCTAGATAACATATTCCTGACAATTTATGGTTACTACCCCAAGAAGATAGAGGAGTTAAAATACTAGATGCTACTTGATCATCTGTTCCTAAAAATGCTTGTATCTGAATATGACTTGTAGAATCTTTATAAAAATTACTATCGCTATTTGCTACTTCTCTTGCTGTACCGTGTGTTAATGTACCATCAAAAGTAACTACTTTATCATCTACTCTTATTTCTTCTATTGAATTAATTTCACCCTCACATAAAACTAAAGCAACATATAAATAAGTATTGTCAGTTCCTGATGTTTCTATAAATACACGTGTGCCCCCGATAAGTCTTTCTCCATAAACAACAGGAATAGAAGCATTATTAGATTGTTTATTAAGTAATATACCTTTTTCTGTTGTATCAAAATCTGTTGTTCCATAATCAGGTGTATCAGGTTTTCTTGTCCTCATAAAAAGCCAACCAACTGCAAATATACCTAAAGCTACAAAAGGATTTATATTTTTTAAAAATTTTGAAATTCTAAATACTTTAGCTGCTGATTTAGCAGCTCTAAATACTTTACTTATAAAAAATGATTTAATACCTGTTTCATTAATAGGTTTTCCATAACCACCTAATTTTTTTAATATTTCTTCTTCATCTTTATTAATGTAAGCAATAAACTCATCTTTAGGTGCATATCTATTTAATATTTTTTTTCCTATTTTAACTAATAGTTTATCAAACCAATTAAGCATTACGACCTACCCCATTTAATATCTAATACAGTTTGACTTGAAAAATCCATTCCTACATCTGTACTAAAGAATCTTTGTTGAGATGAATTATTTGTTTTTCTACC